CTTTGCAAGAGGTTCTTGGGGTTGACTTTAAAACATTCTCTCAGCTAGTGTATCAAAATACTAATGCGAGTTTGCAGTTTTTAACAGCTACAGATGCCAACCGTAAGAAGTTTCTAATAGACTTACTGCACCTAGAAAAGTACGTTGAATTATTCGAAGTATTTAAAGGTGCGTCTAAAGAAGTATCTAGTACGTCTGCTACGATAGCAGGGAAGTTAGCAACAGTAGAAAAGTGGTTAGAAACAAATAAATTGAGTGATACAACCATACTGCCCATGTTGGATTTAGAAATTAATACATCTAAGGACGAGAAAGCTCTAAGTTCTTTAACGGCAGAGATTGCAAATATCTCCGAAAAAAACAAAAAAATTACTACAAATAATCAATACAAGGCGCTACTCGATCAAATAGATATAGCAGCTATACAGAGTTCAGAAGTAACACAGTATGAATCCTATGATGATTTGCAGGAAGAGTTCGGTAATGTAAAAGCAGTCGCTGCGGGTGCTCAACGAACCCTTAAAAAGTTAGAAGAATTAAAGGAAGTATGCCCTACTTGTAAGCAATCTATTGATGTCTCTGCGGAAAAAGCAATGATTGCTGTGGAGCAGAAGAAGTATGACGAAGCTGTGGAAACTATAAGTAGTATTAAACCTAAGATTTTACGGATTAAGACTCGTAATCTGGAGTTTGAAAGAAATGCTACTGCGCAGAAAGATTGGGAGGATTTAGTACGTTCTTTTGATTCAAGCCTCCCAAGGGCAATCTTGGATAAGCAAGAGCTTGAAGAAAAGCGGGCATTGATTGAAAAAAGCTTGGTTGAAGCAAAACGTCTACGCGCAGATAACTATATTGAGAATGAAAGACGAACAAGACTTAATACTCGTATTCAAGTCATTCAAGAACAAACCGCAGAGTTTGTTGAGCAGCAAGAAGAGTATGATGGTAAGTTGTTGGGAAATCAAAAACTGGAAGCAGAGTTAGATACCCTTAAAAAGTCTTTTAGCACGAACGGACTACTTGCATATAAGATTGAAAACCTAGTTGGTGAACTAGAAGAGTTAGCAAATGAGTACTTGGCCGAATTGTCTGATGGTCGCTTTACCCTTGAGTTTGTTGTCTCTAACGATAAATTGAATGTACAAATTACCGATAATGGTAATGTAGTAGATATTCTAGCACTTTCCTCTGGAGAGTTAGCAAGAGTGAATACCGCTACTCTAATAGCAATTCGCAAGCTAATGAGTAGTATTTCAAAGTCTAAAATCAATGTATTGTTCTTAGACGAAGTAACCAACGTACTCGACGATCAAGGAAGAGAAAAGCTAGTAGAGGTTCTACTGAGAGAAGATATGAATACTTATATAGTCTCCCACGGATGGTCACACCCTCTCCTTGAAAAGATCGAAGTAGTTAAGGATGGAAACATTAGTAAACTGGAGAAGTAGATGAGTGCAGGTAGAAGAAGAACATGGTGGAACGTAGTAAGGGGAGCAGAGCTTACTAAAAATTATTGGAAACACGATTGCGGCTATATAGAAGTAACAGTACCAGAAGGTACTACTTGTACAAGTTGTGGTATTAGCGAGGAAGAATATGGTAGACTCAAGAGCGAAGGGAGCGAGAGGAGAGTATCTAGTACGTGATATGCTTCGAGAAGCTACTGGTTTAAAATTTGAAAGAGTGCCTGCCTCTGGTGCTCTTGAATACCTGAAAGGGGACTTATATGTCCCTAATCAGAGAAATCATTTTTGTATAGAGGTAAAGAATTACAAAGATTCCCCATTGAGTGATAGAATCTTTACTCAACCTAAGACTAACAATCTTATAAGATGGTGGAAGAAAGTTGTAATACAGGCGGCAGGTGGCAATCAAAAGCCAATGCTATTTTTTAAATATGATCGATCTAAAGTATTTGTAGTAACAGAGATAAAGCCAGAGAACACAGATGAGTATCTGTACATTCGGTTTTTAAACTGTTATGTACTCCTAGCAGAAGATTGGTTAGAAAAAGAAAAAGTGGAGTGGATAGGTGGCTTTTAAGTTTAACGAACGCAACCAAGACGGTGTACTCATAGTAGATGCACTGAACTTAGCTTTTCGGTGGAAGCATCAAGGCAGAACAGATTTTCGTGATCAGTATGTAGAAACAGTAAGATCTCTAGCAACATCTTACAATTGTGGTAAAATTATTATTACCGCAGATTGGGGATCATCTAGCTACAGAAAAGAGATATTACCAGAGTACAAGCAGAATCGAAAAGATAAGTATGCCACACAAACAGACGCAGAGAAACAAGCATTTGTTGATTTCTTCGAAGAGTATGAAGAGACACTAGAACTACTAGCAGAGAGTTATCCTGTTCTTCGTTACAAAGGTGTAGAGGCAGATGATCTTGCTGCCCACCTTGTAAAAGATAAAAAGGAGTATGGATTAGAAAATATCTGGCTGGTATCTAGTGACCGAGACTGGGACTTATTGATTCAGGACGGTGTAAGTAGATTTTCTTACGTTACTCGGAAAGAGGTAACAATAGATAACTGGCATGAGCACTACGAAGTTAAACCAGAAGAGTATATCTCTTTCAAGTGTTTAACAGGTGATAAAGGTGATAATGTCCCAGGTATCAACGGCATAGGGCCGAAAAGAGCACAACAACTTATAGAACAGTATGGCGATGCCATGTCAATTTATGATTGTATACCCATCGAGGGCAAATACAAGTACATACAAGAATTGAATGAAAACGCAGAAGTACTGCTAAAAAACTACGAGTTGATGGATTTAGTAACATATTGCGATGATGCAATAGGCGCGGATAATATATCCGAAATACAAAGGAAGATGATTTAATGGATCAGTATCAAAGTTTTATTCATAAAAGCAGGTATGCACGTTGGCTAGAAGAAGAAGGCCGTAGAGAGACTTGGGAAGAGACAGTTCAACGTTATGTTGATTTCTTCAAAGAAAGAGAGCAATTGAATGACGAAGAAGGTCAAGAGATTTATGACGCTATCCATGCGATGGAAGTTATGCCTTCTATGCGTTGTATGATGACAGCAGGTGAAGCACTTAAACGTGATAACGTAGCAGGTTTTAACTGTAGTTACTTACACATTGACCACCCACGAGCTTTTGACGAGCTAATGTATGTATTGATGTGTGGAACAGGTGTAGGTTTCAGTGTAGAACGTAACTTCATCAATAAGCTACCAGAAGTAGCAGAAACATTCCACAAAACAAGTTCTACAATTGTAGTAAGTGATAGTAAGCTAGGATGGGCAAGTGCCTTCCGTGAGTTGATTGCCATGCTTTATGCAGGTAAATTACCTCAATGGGACATGAGCCGTGTACGTCCAGCAGGTGCTAGACTCAAGACTTTTGGTGGAAGAGCCTCAGGACCTGAGCCTTTAGAAGACTTGTTCCGTTTCTGTGTAGGAGTATTTCAAAAAGCAGCAGGGCGCAAGTTAACAAGTATTGAGTGCCATGATGTTTGTTGTAAGATTGCTGATATCGTAGTAGTTGGTGGTGTACGTCGTTCTGCTCTTATCAGTCTGTCAAATCTATCAGACCAACGTATGTCAAAAGCTAAGTCAGGTCAGTGGTGGGTAGATCAAGGCCAGCGTCGTCTAGCAAATAATTCTGTAGCGTATACAGAGAAGCCTGACTTCGAAGCCTATCTCAATGAGATGAAGAATCTATATGAGTCTAAGTCTGGTGAGCGTGGATTGTTCAGTCGTGTAGCGGCACAGAAGATTGCAGCTCGTAATGGTCGTAGAGATGCTACACATGATTTTGGTACTAACCCTTGTTCTGAGATTATTCTCCGTAGTAATGAGTTCTGTAACTTATCAGAAGTAGTAGTACGAGCAGATGATAACCTTGAAACGCTGAAGAAAAAAGTAAGAGTAGCAACCATTATTGGTACTCTACAGTCTAGCCTGACTGACTTTAGGTATCTGCGGGTGCGATGGAAGCGTAACACTGAAGAAGAAGCATTGTTGGGTGTGAGCTTAACAGGAATTATGGATCATGCAGTTTTAGGTGACCCTAACAACACAGAGTTAGCTGGGTGGCTAGAGGAGATGAGGGATGTTAGTATTGAAACAAATAAAGAATGGGCTGCAAAGCTTGGTGTTAATCAGTCTGTGGCTATTACATGCGTTAAGCCTAGTGGCACTGTCTCTCAGCTTGTTGATAGCGCTTCCGGTATTCATCCTCGTTTTTCTAAGCACTATATTCGCAGGGTACGTAGCGACAAAAAAGACCCACTTGCTCTCTACATGGAACAAGCAGGATTCCCAATAGAAAATGACGTTATGTCTGCCTCTTCTGTAGTGTTTAGCTTCCCTGTGAAAGCACCAGAGTCAAGTACTTGTGTGAAAGAAGTAGGTGCTATGGAGCAGTTAGCTTTATGGAAAACCTATCAAAATCATTGGTGTGAACATAAACCAAGTGTAACTGTATACTATACTGACAGTGAGTATTTACAAGTTGCACAATGGATTTGGGATAACTTTGATATGTGTTCCGGTATTAGTCTATTACCGACTAGTGACCACGTTTATCAGCAAGCACCTTATGAAGACATCAGTGCAGAAAAATACGACGAGCTAGTAGCGGCTATGCCACAAAATGTGAATTGGGAAGACTTAGCTCAGTTTGAAAAAGAAGATAATACAATAGGCTCACAAGAGCTTGCCTGCGTCGCTGGCGGGTGTGAGATTTAATAAAGGACATTATAGTGACTGAAGAAAATGAAGTACAAACCATATCTATGAACGATAAAGAGTACAAAGTAGATGAACTGTCTGATAGAGCGAAGTATCTATTATCACAGGTACAGGACATGCAAACACAGGCTAATCAAGCTCGTAGCCGTTTTGACCAGATTCAAGTAGGTATTACAGGTTTTACAAACTTGCTACAGGAAGAGTTAGAAAAACCACGTGCAGAAGCTGAAGTAGTTTAAAGAGTAACAAAGTGAAAAAGGGCTGAAAAGCCCTTTTTTATTGCATAGATTACCACTTTCCAAGAGGGCAAACAGCATCTCTAAGTTTAGTTTTTAAAGGCATTATACAGTGGCATTCGTTACAAGTTTTTAATACAGTAAACGAAGTACATACCTTACAAATATCATATCTAGCTTCTCGCACTTCTGTATCTACGAAAAACGCTGATAACTCTGTACCCGTTTCTATTTCTTCTACATCTATTAAACTACTTTGTATAATGTCTGATACTTCTTCTTGAGTTAGTTTTCGAATATTCCAAGTTTGAGTCCATTCATTATCTTTAAGCACAGGGATTCCTTCCTCCGCAGTTTCATCGTCCTGTAGCTCCGGTGATTGCGTTGTTACTAAGGGATATACATTGAATTCTTTTATTAATTCTTCGTTTGGCAATTTTGTTTTTTTGTAAATTATTGCATTTGGAAAATCTATCAATAGTTGTTCAAGCGTATAATTTTCCGGAATTCCATTAAGTAACTTTATATATTTCATTTTTATACCCCTTTAAATATTATATTTTTTGAACTATTACAGAGCCAGACCCAGTAGACCATTGCCCTAAATTTAATACCGATCCAGTATATACACTATGAGGCGACTGCAAATTGCCCCAGTTACCATTAGAAGTGTAAGGCGTAGTGGTTGTTAGCGAGTGAATAAAACTGCCTCCGCCTCCTCCACCTGTATAACAAGCACCAACATTAGCTCTTGTTCCTCCGCCTGAATAGCCACCACCAGCGCCAGCGTTTGCTGCAGTGTTGCATACTTCACAAGTTGCTCCACTACCTCCACCAAACTTTCCTGGAGATCTATTATTATTACCGCCTACTCCTCCATTAATAAAAGCCCTTCCGGTATTAGTTCGATTTTGAACTGAAGTACTGCCAGCGCCGCCATTGCCAGCCCAGCCTCCTCCTCCAGGTGAGGAGCCGCCAGGACCTCCATTGCCGTTGTTTGAGGCATAGCCGCCATATTCATAGGTTCCAAATGTTCCCATTGACCCTGGATAGGGTCCGGAGCTTCCGGAATCTCGTTGGCCACCACCACCACCTCCTACAAGAAGGGGGTATACAGTTATTCCGCTTGCCCAAGTTACAGAATTAGCGTTATAAGTAGATCCCGCTCTTGCAACAAAGGTTCCACCTCCTCCACCACCGCCACAAGAGCTAGAACTACCAGTTTGCCCTACTAATATGTAAATGGCTTCACCTGCTTGTAAGGCAAAAGTTCCTCGTACTATAGCTCCGTTACCACCATTACCTCCACCTCTTGCTCCTGCGGCAGTTATTCTATACGTTGCACTTGCGGGTACAATCCATATCATAATCCCACTTGAAGTGTTAAAATATTGAGTGTCTCCCTTCCAGACAGATGCTTCAGGACCTGTAAGTCCGCTACGTGCTTGTGTAAGGGAAGGTCCATTTTGTTCTGACGCGCCTCCTGAGGTAAATGTAGCGTTTGTAAATGCATACAAATCTCCCCCACCACGGCTAGGAAAAGACCCAAAACCGCTTACGTTATAACCGAATCCTGACATAGTTTACTCCTTATGCGTCATTTGAAGCGTCAGTGGTGAAGAAAAGCTTAATACCAAGAAGGCGCGCATCGCCTGTCTGGGTGTCAGCTGATACGTCTCGCATAACCTGAAAGTACGTTTGCGTATCCACAGCGGCTCCTGTAATTGTTACTGCGCCAGAGACCGCTGTAACATCCATGTCATTAGAAGTTCCAGAGTGCGCCTTGGCCGTAGCAACTACGTTAGTGCCGAATGCTGTATTCATGTCTGCGCTGTCTGCAAAAGAAACGCCAGAGAGTCCCCAAGCTACTGTGCCTGTGTTGGTTCCAGTGACTGTGAAGAACGCCTGAAAAGTTACTGTCCCTTCGTTCCAAGACTTAGGAAAGGCTACAGTAAACTGTGCATTTTCGTCTGAGCTTGCATCAAAGTCCAAACACTTTAGCTCTGGGCCGTTTGATAACTCTACTTGCTCTAAGTCTGCACAACCTGCTGTTGAGTTTGGGTACATTGCCGCCGCAGGTACGTAGATAGTTTCTACGCCCGCTACTTTAATGTCACTGGATACTTTAGCGGAAGTAACTGCACTGTCTGCTATTTTTGCGGAAGTAACTGCATCGTCTGCTATTTTTGCGGAAGTAACTGCATCGTCTGCAATCTTAGTTGAAGTAACTGCACCATCTGCAAACTTAGCTGAAGTAACTGCACCATCTGCAAACTTAGCTGAAGTAACAGAATTATCTGCTAAAAGACTGTTTGAAACTTTAGTAAATGCCATTCTTATTCTCCCAGTACTGGGCGTGTGGCTGGAAAGTCTACCGTAGAAGGCCAGTTACGTAGGGCTGTACGGTAGGCTATGTAAACACTGTGTTGTGGATGGTCAGACAAAGGGACTATGAAGTCGGAAGCCAGTAGCTCTCCATCACGCCACATACGTCCTTCTTCTTCTGCGGCCGGTTCAGGATCTCTTAACTCTTCATAGTGTTCAAAATTAGCTTCAACAAACTCTGCGTCTGCAACGATGGTATTTGTGATGTTACCGTCAGCATCTTTAATTATATATTTCATGTTTTTCTCCTTATACGAACTCTAAGATGACCATGCCATTACCACCTGCACCCCCATTAGCGCTAGCACTGTTTCCACTTCTATTATTCCAAGCATAACCACCACCACCGCCAGCACCTATTCCGCCTTTACCACCAGTAACACTATTGCTATTGGAAGTACTGTATATACTTGTGTACCCAGCTCCACCTCCACACCCAAAATCACCAGTCCCTGCGGTATGAGAGCCTGATCCTCCAGCGGAAGACCCTCCGAGAGGGTCGGACGTTAATTCAGGTATTAAGTCAGTAGGTGGAATATTTATTCCTGCTCCAGTCGTCATAGTACCTGAACTTGAAGCAGAGTTTTTACCTGTTTCAAAAAAACCGCAAGCCGCACCACCAAAAGAACCACTGCTATTGGCAGCTACAATAATTGCGCTACCCCCTGTGTGATTAGCTATATTGCCTCCAGAAGCTGTTCCTCCCGCTTTAGTAGTAGTACCCCCATTTGCTACGATCCCACCGGCCGTACCCCCATTTGCTGTCATATCAGTAATGTTAGAGCCTGTAAAAGTTGTGTTACCTCCGGCAGAAGACGAATTGCCACCACCCCCTATAGTAATAGTATAAGTTGTGCCCGAAGTAAGAGAAAGCTCGCTTTGACAAACACCACCTGCCGCTCCTCCTGATGCCCTATAATATTCGTTCATTTGGATTGTTCCGCCTCCACCGCCAGCACCTATGCAAGTAACAACAACTGTGCAGTCAGTGCTTGGCGTGTAAGTCATTGAAGCCTTTACTAATACTTTCAAACCGCTAGCAGGGG